GTTCGAATCCCACCCTCTCCGCCATTCAATCAAATATTAATTAAAAGTACTATGGAATGTCTATTAAACCAGATATCCTGTAGTACTTTTCTTATTTTTATATGTTCGTATATGTTCAATAAAAATCGTATATATTTTAGTATTTTTTCCCCTTTTTATCCCCTTATTTTCCCCTTTTTTAGAATTAAATATTTACATAAAGAAAGCACCTTTAACAGGTGCTTTTCTTTATTATACAGATAATGTATCTAAAAATCGTTGTTCTTGCTCTTTCATTTCTTGTGTAACATGTGTATAGGTAGATAACGTAGTTTTAGGTTCATTATGACCTACACGTTCCATAATTGTTTTTAATGGAATATTGGCTTCAGCTAATAATGAAATATGTGTATGCCTAAAGGTATGTGTCGATACATGCTTATGGAAAGGTATACTCTTTAATAATTTATTCAAAAATTGAATATCGTAGGGCTGACCTCCATCTGTAACGAAAATATAATTATCTGGGTTATCGTATTTATCCATGATTTGTTGCCTTGTATGATTGAGTTGAATGAAATACGCTAGAATCATTTGTGCTGGCTTACCTAATGATACACGTCTAAATGAGTATTCATTTTTCGGTGCTAGTCTTTCATTCTTTTGTGATAGGGTAGCATTCACTTCTATGTATTTTTCTTTGGCATTATAATCCTGTACTCGTAATGCTCGTAATTCACCGATACGTAAACCAGTTAATGATAAAAATGTAAATAATTTAGCAGCTCTAGGATTTTTTTGTTCTACTTTATCTAGTAATTCGTCTAATTCTTGCTTAGATAAAAACTTGCCTTTTATAGCCTGTAATTGCTCTGGTGTTTTAATTGGCTTACGTAACACAATATCATCAAACATATCGATAGTTGACAAATAACCTACTCTTTTTCCATACTTATAGGCTTGTCTTAGATAACCATAAGTAGCTTTCACATACGACCAGGATAATTCTGTTAGTTTTTCGTTAATTATTTTTTGAATATGAATAGCTTTTAATTCCGTAGCTACTATATCTGGATTAAACCATTTCTTAATAACAGAAGCATATTTATCTATATTTCGTTGTGTCGTCACTTTTCGTATATTACGTTCTGAATCAGCAAATTCATCAATAAGTTGACCTAAAACTATAGATTTTTTTATAGTTAAACCATTTATAATAGCATCTATTTTATCTTGTAATTGACGTTGTATTTCTTTTTGTACGGCTTTACCTGTTTTCGATGACGTTATATATACTTTTTTATATTTATGGGTTAAAGGGTCTTTATATGTCTCTCCATAACGATAAGAGACACTACCATTTTTTAATGTCCTTTCTTCAATAAACATATATTATCTCCTTAACATATTAACTATCGTTAATATAGCTTCAAATTCTTCATCTGGTAATGCATCTAATTTACGTAGTAATGCATCTCTCATAGCTTGTCTATTATTAGATATCGTATGTGCTGAAGCTAATACTTCTTGTATAGTAGGTGTATTTAATATATCTTGAAGGGCTTCTACGACATATCCTGGTACATTTTTTATTAAGCCATTTTCTAGCATCGTATAGGCTGTTCTCGTATAACTCTGTGCATAACCACGTTCTACTACATAATCTTGAATGGCGTTAGCCATCTGTTGTTGTGTTTTGAATCCTTTGGATAATCTTAATTGTTTTAATTGAATATTTTTCATTTGTGGATTCCTCCTTTATATGTTTAGTATACTGGATATGAAATAAAAAGTCAATGACTGTTCTTGACAAATAATTGTATATGCAGTATTATGATAGTGAGGTTTTTATTTTATTGGGAGTTATGGCTAAGGAGGCCATAGCGTATGCAACAAGAATGGGCTAGTGTAACGAATCTAGCCAAACTATTTGATATCGGCAGAACTAAAACAACTGCTTTAGTACATCAAATGGAGCAAGACCCAGAATATGACGGAATGGTTATTTCATTTTCTCATAAAAAGAAGACGATTAACATAGCCGCCTTTCAAGACTTTCTAGTGAAGAAAGTACACAACCAATGGTTATCTTAAAAAAATTTATGAAGAAAATTTATTTTCTGATGTGATTAAGAAATACCAGTAGGTAATATTAGGGTGACGAACAAAAATATAAATTATATTCTCATATGAAAATTTTGTTCTCGTAAAATATTTTTGCTTGTCACACACTAATATACATCTTGTTAGGTAATATACAAGATGACAGACAAAATTATTAAACTATTTTCTTATATTTCTATATATGAAAAAATTTGTTCTCATGTAGACAAAATAAAAAGATATTTTTACGTTAAGCTAACACCTTGATAGGTAATATACAGGGTGAAGCATTAAAAAACACTATGCTTTTTATTTAAAATCTTATTTGAAGTCATTCACTATGAATGCAGAAGGAAAACCAAATATGACTAGATTAGAAAAACTACAAGAAAAAGTAGCTGGTAGATTTGAAATTATTGAAGAAGTAGCTTTTGACCATGAAAAAGGTCATCAATACCATGTATTAAATTTAGAAACATGGGAAGAAGAAATTCGTTGTACTGGTGAACTAACTGGTAGTAAAGATACATCTTATAATAATTATGAACCTAGTAGACGTTATAGTGTTTCTACACATGGTATGTCAGATACACCATTCTATCATCAATGGAAACAAATGAAATCCAGATGCAATAATGGTACGCAACCATATCACGGAACGTATTCTTTGTTAGGTTACTGTGAAGAATGGGAAAACTTCGATAACTTTAAACGTGATATGTATGATAGCTATAAACCTGGTTTAACCATTGATAGAATTGATAATACTAAAGGCTATTCTAAAGATAATTGTCGTTGGGCTACTCTTAAACAACAACAACGCAATAAAATAAATAATACGAAGATGCCTTTATTTAATGAAATACCATTAACTGTTAATGCAATTGATATGGCTGATGCTTTTGGTTTAAATGCTATGACCTTACGTTACCGATTAGAAACTAATCAATCTCCTATGCAAGCGTTAACGAAACAGACAAATAAACAAAAAGAACGTATGCAAGCTATGACTCCAGAAGAACAATATCAATTTATTTGTGAATCTAATGCAATCTTAGAACCTATCTTAGAAGAAGCCTTAGAACAATATATAAATTGGTATGATACTCAATTACATGCCTCTGAAATGAAATAATTAGAAGATACCCTCTATGTTATGTAGAGGGTATTTTTTTATGCCATTTTCTATTGTTTTTTCATAAGCTAAGCCTACTTCAGCAGCTACTATTAAAACATAATAAGAGCTACTACATATTAATTGCTTTAAGGCCGCTTAACTACATATGCTCGGTCTATTATGATAACTCGGCCTTTCAGTTTAATTAATGCGAATATATACCTTCTTTTATGTAAAAAGTATCTATGGTGATATCTTTTTATATAATATCTGTTAAAGTGTCAAAAGTGATATAAAAACCTGTACTTTTTTTATATCTTAACCATGCTAGTAAAGATGTAGTATGTTCTTGTTTTAATTAAGATATATTCAGCCATCATTTTATGTGGCTAATTTTCTTAATCAAGAACACTCACCAGGGCAGTTAATAATATCTGCTCAATTTATATGTATGTGTTAAATAAAACATACTCTTATTTAAGGCTAAACTATACTATCTTGCTTAGGACATATTCAGAAACGTGTAATATGGCTAATTTTTTTAATCAAGAGAAGAACAGAGTGATTTTTTGTAGCCTTAACTGAAATATCTTCGGAAACTGCTCTTGCAGACTACTTCTTGTGCAGGAAAGCGTTAATAGTGTGCGAAGCGTTGGCATACCATATCTAAATTAAACTCCCTGTACTTCTTTTGATTAGAACCAAAAATACATACTAACTCTCCGAATCTGTCAAAAGAGGGCATTTTCTCGTTAGGATTAAAAATTAAAGCATGATTTAGCCACATATTGAGTTATTGAAGCATATTAAGCAAAGAAAGGACTAAATTGTGTGCTTCTTTTGGATAGAGAAACAGCCACATAGTCTTTTACTGAATATTTCTTACTAAAAACAACAACATATAGTATGGCAACCACATTATTTAAATAATATTCTTAATAGCAATACCATATTAATTATTTAACACATACTATATCAAAAATAATGAGTTTTAGACTTTTACCAGATAATCAATCACATACTATCTAAACAACAATGTTTTAGGTATAAAAGGAGCAGTTTTTTTACACATTAATAGAAGACATACAAAAAGCTGCCCTCCTAGAATGTAATAGAAGGCCAGGGTTATGCTAAACTACTCGATTATGCTAGACGTGCTGGCCTAGTATATATAATTTACAAAAAAATTTTTTATCTAACACTTAATAAGAAACTTAATAGGTAATATATAGGTGACCAACAAAATTACTACTACAAAAATATTTTCTACTCAATATGTATTTAATAGAAACAGATATAGGTAGTATTAAGGGTGAAGAGTTTAAGATACGCATTATGATTATGAAATAAAGCCACATAATGTATTAAGTTATCTTTATTTAAAACTAAGATGTGATATTAACATAAGCTGATAAGTAATATGTAGTTGTAGATATGACACATAATAGCTTCCGCATTATATATATGAAATAGCAACCTATAATGTATTAAGTGAAGTTAGCAGACGATGTGTGTTCAGTCGATAACTCTCCTTCACCACATCTAAATTTTAAGCGAAACTTCTTCCTATATTCTATATTCTAATATATAGCACTATTTTTGCTCCTACCCAAAATAATGTTTTATACCGACATATACAGGGGAAAATAGCACTTTAGTACACTAAAATCTTTCCCAGCTGGCTGGGAGAAAAGATACCAAAAACTTCTTACAGATGGGAAACTTTTTTCAAACAAAATAGTGCTAAAAAACATATAAAAATATAGATACTATCTACGTTAAAAATAAATTTTTAAGATGAAAATACAAAAAAATAAAAATATCTCAAAAATAAGATATTTGATGTTAGGTAATATGTAGGTGAAGACAAAAAACATATATTCTGTATCTTCTATATTCTTGTATAAAAAAATATTTTTAACCTTTATTGTTTAATTAATAGTCAGATACGTAATATATATATCGAAGAACAAAAAACACATAACTCATAACAAATGTACGAAATAATAAAAAAAGATAAAATATGTTCTTGACAGACAATGACATTTAACTTATGATATATGTGAAGTAGAAAAAATACGAAAAGATAAATTTAACTGAATGTCAAAAAAGTCCTATATTCTATATTCTAATATATAGCACTATTTTTGATGGTAGACAAAATAATATATCAATACGACGTTATGGTCGTAAAATCATTATTTTACATCGTAAATTCTTCCCAGCCCACTAGGAGAAAAGATACCAAAAACTTCTTGCAGATGGGAAAGAAAACTAGAAATTGAAAGGAAATTGTTATGTCTAAAAAACCAGATACAAAAAAAGAATTGAATCGGTTTATAACTGATAGAAAGAAATTCTTCACGAATAACTGCAACTACATTAAGATTTATGACAAAGATGCAGAAAGTTATTATTTCTTATCTAATAAAGTATTAGGTCGATTAAATAATACTAACTATGCTATGTATACTTTTTATTTAGCTCAATACCTAAATAAAGAAAATAAGTTAGTTACTATTGATGAGAAAAAGAAAAAACCTCTTCAAAAACAAGACATTGTTGATATTTTATCTGAACGTTTTGAAGTAGCCAAAAAAACAGTAGAAAATTATCTATCTGTTGCTAAGAAAGCTAATGTGTTAATTAAAACACAAGGCAATGAATTAGTTAAAAATGTGTATGTTATGAACCCAGTTGCATTTAATGCTGGTCATAGTGTATTTTTTGCAGAATTAATGTTCTATTTTCCAGATGATTTAATTCAGTTATTATCTCCATATCAATATCTTGCTTGTGCAAAAATTGTTAACGTTGACTATCCAAAGGTAAATGAATGTAAATACTTATCTATGATTGACAGAACACGATATAACATTGACAAAATTATGAATGGTGAAATGTTTGAAGTAGCCGCAGCGAATGAAACAAAAGTGCTTATGTCCTGGACTAAAGCAAAAGCCTTTATTGAAAAGAATGGTATTTCTGATATTTTAGGCTTACCAGTCAGAACTAGATTTAATTGCATCTTCCATAAAGATGATAAACAACTTGCAGTAGTTATTTATAAAGACGGCAAGGAAAGATATTATTGTATGAATGATGAATGTGTATCTACAGATGAACGTAGAGGCCTAGACGTATTTAATTTAATGTATATGCTTATGGGCACTGAAGAAGACACAGAAAATCAATTCAAAATGGCTATGGAATATTTAGCAGCCCTATATAACATTGAATTAGATGAAACAACAATTAGTATCTTTAATGCTTCGCAAAAAGAAAAAGATTAATTTGTGATTAATAAAATAGCTCCATAGTAATATGAAGGGTGAGTAGACAAAACAATGAAAATAAATGACACGTAAATAATTAACTAATATAGATTGGAGAAAAAACAAATGCCAATAACTGAAGAACAACGAAATAGAAGAGCAAAAGAAATTAAGAAAAATATCAAACGTTTGGAAAAGAAATTCGACAGATACTTATTTGAAGATATCATGACTAATGAATACAGTTATGAAGAAAGACAATCAATGCTAAAAGGAATTGTCTTTGGTGAATTTAAAGAATTCTTACCTGTCTCTTGTGGCTTTGCTGGTTTCGAACATAACGATAATGATTATGAATTTTCAGTTTGTGCTACATTATATAAAGACGATGTTCTTTACAATTGTATTTATCTTGAAGGTCGCTTTCATGTATACACTCATGTAACAACTCATGTTTGTTTATTAAGCTTCCCAGAAAGCATCTACAATAAAAAGTATGATGACGAAGATTAATTAGTCAAAAAAAATTAAATATCTAATGTGATTAAGAAAATCCTTTCTCGGTAATGTGAATAGTGAAGAGGCCGTCAAGGGATGTATACCACATATATCTAAGGAGCCAAAATACAAAACACAATATATGGCTCCTTTTTTATATGTAAATTCCCTATACAGCAAAATTATACTAATTCAACTTATTTACCCAGAAAGTGATATAAAAACCAATGAAAATTTCAACCATTATTGATAGTAGTAAAGTATTAACCAAAGAAGAAGAAAAAGCCTTATTCAAAGAATATTATGAAACACCTTCTAATAGACGAAAAAGAGAAATCAAAGACACTATTGTATTAGCTCAAAGTCGCCATATTATTTCCATAGCACAAATTTATAGAGATAAGGGTGATATTGAAGATTTATTTCAAGAAGGTATGATTGCAGTCCTAGAAGCCTTCCCTAATTATGACTATACACAAGATGCTTCTTTTATGACTTACACAAAACAAATTATTATTAGACGAATGGCTAAATATTTAAGACGTACCAAGGTCATGAAAATATCTGAACAAGCTATTAATAATTTACGCAAAATCAATAAAGCCAAACAATTATTAGAAAGACTAAAAAAACCAATTACGACTACAGAAATAGCTAAACTCACTAATATTCAAGAAACCACAATTATTTCTATATTAAATGCTATTTCTACAGTTGAATTAAATGTAACGTCCTTAGACGAAGGCGAAGAATTAATTGATACGATTGTTGATAGAGATGCAGAAGAACAATTAGAAAATGCATTAAATAACGCAGCTTTCGGTCATATTGATATGAGTATATTAAGCCCTACAGAATTTGCTACCCTTAATGGCTTATATGTAGAAGACAAAACACATGCAGAAATAGCTACAGAATTAAAATTAACAGAAAAACAAATCCGCATGACAGAAGTACGTGCTATGAGATTAATTGAAAGACAATAAATAAATAATAATTAATAGAAAGGTAATATGACTAATGAAGTACACTAAACAACAAAAAGAATTAATTAAAGAATTATTAGATAATTCACCTAACTATATTGAAGAACCACTCTTCGGAGAGGATGAACCTTATTATAATTTAAAGAAAGCTCGCAGATATCTCGAACAATATCGCAACGCCAAACTATCTTTAAAACAATCTGATGCTCTGGTTCAGTTATATCAACAAGATATATCTAAAATCGGCGACGAAGAATTACAAGCCTTGCTTATCCAATACCAAGAAATAGAAAAAGAAGCTCAAAGAGAATATCTTAAAGTACAACAACAAGTGATAACCACAATTAATCAATTAGATAATGCTAAATATAAATTGCTTCTGACTAGTTATTATTTACTGTCAATTCCAATAGCTAATATAGCGACAGAATGGAAAGTCGCTGGCTCTACTCAAAAAGGATGTACGCTTCGTTTCATTCAAATCCTATTATCCAAAGCATTAAAAGATATATGTAAATTATTGCAAGAAAAGGAGAACCCAATTATATGATTATCATGTTTATTATATTAGCAATAGCATTTATTTTGCTCTATAACCTAGATTAAACACATACACTAAAAAACACACAGAAAGGATATAAAAACTATGGACTTTTACAATTGGTATACACCATCTAAGAATTTTATTATTCATGATTATGTAGACGAAGCTCCTCATAATCCTCCACTCAAAAAATACTCTATGCACTTCTTTTTTATAAATCCATTGCCGTCAATATATATAAAACGGCTGGAACAATTTAATATCTTTGACTGTTATTGTTATAATCCAAATACTATTAAAGGTATTTCCTTCTACTCTAAATCACTAAACTTATATAATAAAGAATTAATTTCTCTCCTAAGAGATATTGATACATATTTTAGACTCCAACATAATGAAGAACCTACACCTAATAAATGGAAATTAATCCGCACATTAAAAACTGGTGCGAAAGAAGAAAAACGTATTTCCCAATCTACTGTATATCTTAATTAATCATATTAAATAAAAGGAGAACATAATACTATGCTTACTCAATATTTCACATTAATAAATCTTGCTTCTATTATTTTATTCTTAATGATAATTCTATTATTGTTCGTGATACTTACTAATATATTCGAATATATGTTCTATAAAATAAAATCAAGACAGTATAATATATTTAAATATATCTCTCTAAAAGAAACTAAACATGATTATATATATACTGTTAATGATTTACCTTCAGATATGATGTTAGGACCAGAGCAAGATGTATTAAAATATACGATATATGACGGCGGCGAATTTAAATATCATGTGTTTAAATCCAATATACCTAAACAATCTCTTATACAAGCTCTATCTATTATTGATTATAAAATAGATAATTATTTAAAACATAAAGAATACCATCATACAGAAAATATATTTAAAAAAATAGACGAAGAATTTAACCGTTTAGGACTTCGCTAATTTTCATGAGTATTCATATACTGCCACGTAATATCGTTAGTGTAGAAGCAAAACAAGTTTAATTCTTTTTTCTGGTCATATTTGTTTTTACATTAACCTCCTTTCAAAAATAAATTTCTTAGCCAAAAGTCCATAATTATATATCCTCCTATTAATATATTAAAAAAAAATAAAGCAAAAAAGAAAAAATACCCTCTTTTAATTAAGAGGGTTATTTTTTTATCCTAAAATAAGAACAAATGTTCTACTAATTAAAAAATCAATAGTTTTATAGCAACTTTCTTTATTTTTTATCTTAAACGATAAATGATAACAAGACATATAAAAAAACATTTATTTTAGCTATCTATATTTCAATTAAAAAAATGAGGTGAGACTTATCGCACTTAAAAAAAATGACAAAGGCAAATTAATGATTGATGGCTATGTGCTAACAAGAAAACAAGCTCTTTTTTGCGAAGCATATGTCTCAAATGGCAATAATGGTTTCGATGCTGTTAAAGCTGCTGGTTACTCACAAAAAACATATAAAGTCATTTCTAATATGGCAACAGAGAACCTTGCAAAGCCTGGCATTAAAGCCTACATTGACTATTTACAAAAGACCTCTGGATGTTCTGATGAAGACCGAATAAAAAAAACAGTTATTTCAATTGAAGAACGTCGTGAATTATTAACTAAGTTTGTAAATGCAGATGATATTAAATATGCAGATAGATTAAAAGCACTCGATTTATTAAATAAAATGGATGCTGCTTATGAACAAAAAGTCACTATGAATACAACCATTAATAATCCACTACAAAATTTATCGACAGAAGACCTTCGTTCTCTCGCTACAAATCTAATTGAGAATAAGAAGTCTTAATAATCCTTATGTAGTTTTTAACATATATGAACATATACGAACACTAAAAGGAGGTGATACGAATTTCTTCTGATATCCAATTGATAATGACACCACAACTCGAAAAACATATCACGTATGAAGCCAAATTAGAATTAGCTCGACGTGATTTTTTTGATTATTGTGAATTAATGGCTCCAGATTTTTATAAACGTTCCAGACAGTATCTTGTTCAATTGGCTAATACCTTACAAGAATTCGTATTTAATTCTCCTAAAAAAGTATTAGTTATATCTATACCACCTCGAACTGGTAAATCAAGAACTGCATCATTATTTGCTGAATGGACGTTTGGTAAAGACCCTACTAAAAAAATAATGACTGGTTCTTATAATGAAACACTTTCTACTCAATTTGCTAAAACAGTACGAAATACAATTCAAACACAAAAAGTAGAGCCATTTATACCAGTTTTTTCTGATGTATTTCCAGACGTAAAAATAAAACAAGGTGATGCAGCTATGAATATGTGGTCACTCGAAGGTCAATATTCTTCTTATTTGGCTACATCTCCTTCTGGTACTGCAACTGGCTTCGGCTGTTCTTTAATGATTATTGATGACGTTATTAAAAATGCACAAGAAGCAAATAATCAATTAACGAAACAATCTCATTATGAATGGTTCACTAATACAATGCTATCTCGTTTAGAAGAAGGCGGAAAAATAATTATTATTATGACTCGCTGGGCTTCTGATGATTTAGCTGGACGTATTATTAATCACTTTCAGGACGATGCTGAAATTATTTCTCTTAAAGCCTTACAAGATGACGGCACCATGTTATGTGAAGATGTATTATCTCGTGAATCTTATGAAGAGAAAAAGAAATTAATGTCTCCAGATATCTTCTATGCTAACTATCAACAAGAACCAATTGATTTAAAAGGTCAATTATATACGTCTTTTAAAACATATGATACTCTACCACAATTCGAAAAAATACAATCATATACAGATACAGCTGATATTGGTTCTGACTATTTATGTTCTATTATTTATGGCATTTATCAAAAAGAAGCCTATATCTTAGATGTTATTTATACAAATGAACCAATGGAAATAACAGAACCTCTCGTGGCGAAACATATCTTTGAATATAAAGTCAATCAAGCTGATATTGAATCTAATAATGGCGGTAGAGGTTTTTCAAGACAAATCTCTCATTATTTAACGAATACATATAATACTAACCACACAGTTATAAGGCCATTCCATCAATCCAAAAATAAACAAGCTCGTATTCTTTCAAATGCGACATGGGTGATGGAACATATTTATTTTCCTCAAAATTGGCACAATAAATACCCAGAGTTTTATAAAGCTATCACTTCTTATCAACGAGAAGGTAAAAACCTACATGATGATGCTCCAGATGCATTAACTGGCGTGGCTGAAAAAGTGAATGTATTACAACCTGTTTTTTCTTTTGAATAATAAAGGATTATTTATTTAATGAATACAACTGAACAATGGATAGACATTATACGTCAACATAAAGGTGTATCAGAACAAGAATTCATTCAGTCAGAATTAGAACGATTCTTGTCATCTACTAAACGACGTAAAATGCTCTTATCCAGAAAATATTATTTAGGTCAGCAACAAGAACCTAAACATTTAGTTTATACAGACAAACAAAATATGCAAGATGCTTCTGGTATCATTCCTAATCATAAAATCATTAATAATTTATTCGATGATTTAGTAGACCAAAAGACAAATTATTTATTATCGCAACAAATCGATGCACAAACAAATGATGATATTGATGTATCTGAATATTTTAATCCTAGCTTTCAAAATCTATTAAAAGAATTAGGTAAAGACGTATATCAATGTTCTATTGGTTATTTACATCCTTATATTAATGAACAAGGTGCTCTTTCTTTTAAACGCTTTAAACCAGAAAATGTAATTCCATTCTGGCACGATGAAGCACATAAACAACTCGATGCATTTATTCATTTTTATGACGTGGAAATATATCAAAGTGCTAATATCACGACAACAGAAACACACGTCGAATATTATTTACCAGAAGGTGTACATTATTATATTTATTCTAATGGTCAATTAGCACCAGACACTTCTAAATTAAATACTGCTTATATTCATAAAAATGATATTTCTTATAATTGGTCTTCTGTTCCATTAATTTGGTTCAAACCTAATTCTGATGAAACATTCTTATTAGACAAAATTAAAACATTACAAGATGCATTAAATCAAATGCTCTCTAATTTTGCTAATGTTATGTCACAAGATGTGCATAATACGATTTTAATTCTTAAAGGATATGAAGGTACAGATTTAGCTGACTTTAGATATAATTTAGCAAAACATGGCGTGATTAAAATATCTGGCAATCCAGAAATAGAAGGTGATGTACAAGCCTTACAAGTCAATGTAGATTCTACGAATTACACAACCATTATTAAAGAATTGGAAAGGGCTATTATTACAAATGGTCGTGGCTTTGATGCTAAAGATGACCGTATGACTAATAACCCTAATCAAATGAATATCAATTCTATGTATTCTGACATTGATTTAGATGCTAATGAAATGGAATCTGAATTTCAAGCTTCTCTACATCATTTAGTGGACTTTATTAATGCGTATCGTTCTCTTAATAATTTGCCTATTATTGAATCTATTAATTTTATCTTTAATAGAGACTTACCTGTTAACCAACAAGACACAATTGATGCTATTAAAAATTCTGTCGGTATTTTATCTGAAAGAACATTAGTTGCTAACCATCCATTTACTGTAAATGTTGATGAAGAACTAGAACAGATTAAAAAAGAACGACAAGAAACACTCAATCAAGATTATACCTACGAAGGTGAATAATGTACTGGAACGATAGATTTTTACAAACAAAAGAAGATGGTTTATCAGATGCACTACAAGAATTCAAAAAACTAAATTCCATAACTCAATATGCTCTTGAAAAGCAACTTTCACAAATACAGGCGTTCTATCAAAAATACGCAAATACTAATGGTTTATCGCTGCAAGATGCTAAGAAACAATTAACAGATAGAGAATTAAAAGCATTTAAATTAACCCTCAAAGAATACACAAAACTAGCACAACAAAAAAACTTATCCAATAAACAAATTAAATTATTAGATAATGCATCTATTCGTTCCAGATTATCACGCATCGAAGCCTTATGGGTACATACACAACAATTTGCAGAAGAAATGGCTGCTGATATAAATGCAGAAATGACTACTTTTTTATCTAAACAATATCAATCTAGTTATTATCAAGCAGCCTATCATACGCAATCTCTTATGGGTAACTACCAAACATTTAGACAAGTACCTAAAAAACAAATATTAGCAGCTATTCAAGAACCCTGGAATGCATTAAATTATTCGGAACGTATATGGAGACAAAGAGATACATTAATTATTAAATTACAGCAAGAAATCACACGCTCTTTCATTGCACAAGAAGCATCTGAGAGAACGACAGAACGTATTTCACAAGCATTTAATACACAAACTTCTAATGTACGTAGATTAGTAGAAACAGAAACTGCTTACGTACAAGAAAAAGCATTGGTTAATTCTTTTACAGAATTAAATGTAAAACAATATCAGATATTAGCGACACTCGATAAACACACATCCTCTACATGTAGGCATCTCGATAAAAAAGTCGTTAACGTATCTGACTGTAAATTAGGTGTAACTGCACCACCATTTCATCCTTATTGTCGGTCTACGATGATTCCTTATGTTGCATTACATACAAGAGCATCCAGACCAGACACTAAAACTGAATATATACCAGATATGAATTATCAAGAATGGGAAGACAAATATTTAAAATAAATATCTTGTCTTTTTTTTTATTGCTTAAAGACGATAAAGAACAAGCAATAGCAATTAATCCAATGTGAGATGTGACTCACGAAAATAAAACGAAACGTATTAATTAATTCAAGGAGTATTTTATCCATGACAAAAGAACAACTTCAAGCCCTCAATCTTACAGAAGAACAAATTAATGCCATTATTGAAGATTATGGCAAAAATTATGTATCGAAAGCACAATTCAACGAAAAAAATGATGCATATAAACAAGCCAAACAAGAAATTGAAAACCTAACGAATGATATTAGCACTTTATCCGAAGCTAATAAAGCGAATGAAGCATTGCAATCTCAAATTAAAGAACTTCAAGATGCCGCTACTCAAAGGGAAGCTGATTATAACGAAAACATTAAAAATATGAAAATTGATACAGCTATCACAAAAGCATTAAGTAAAAGCGGTGCTATGAATGAAACTATTTTAACTGGCTTATTAGACCGCACAAAAATAGCTATCGGTGAAGATAATACTATTACAGGTATTCAAGAACAAATTACAGCATTAAAAGAATCTGACCCTTATTTATTTAAACAAGACTCTATTAAGGGCGTTGTTCCTGGTGATGCTACTCCTAAAACAAATGACGGTATCACAAAAGAACAATTTAATAAAATGTCCTATCTTGACCGTGTACAACTTCAAGAAACTAACCCAGATTTGTATTCTGAACTTTCTAATTAATTAATAAAAAGGAATTTAACTAACAATGGCAAACGAAACGAAACTCGCAAATATTATTAACCCTCAAGTTATGCAAGATATGGTATCTGCTGGCTTACCTAAAGCATTAAAATTTACACAATTCGCAGCTGTTAACGAAGAACTTAAAGG